ATTAATGTCATCGGGGTCGAGAAAAATCCAAAGATGTATGATTTGACGATTCCTTCTACTCTCAATTTCGGTTTGGCAAACGGTCTTCAGGTTCGTGATACGAGTCAGACTGGATATATCCAGCGAAGATTGATCAAGGGCCTCGAGGATCTAAAGGTGGATTATGATATGACAGTTCGTAATAATAAGGGTAAGATTATTCAATTCGCTTATGGCGACGATGGTTTCGAATCCACGAAAACGGAGAACCAGGTCATTCCTTTAGTTGGAATGAGCATCGAGGATATTTATATGCATTATGATATTGTGGGCCTGAACGAGCAGTCGAACGACGTGATCAATATCTATACCAAGGGTGCGATTTCGAGAATCCGAAAGCAAAAGACGGAGACTCAGGAAAAATGCAAAAAGTACATTGATATGATGATTTTAGCGCGCGACACGATCGTGAAATCGATTTTCAAGAACAAGAACGAGAATTCGATCAAGATTCCAGTTTCGTTTCAAAACATCATTGTGAATATTCAGGGTCAACTCGGACTAGGTCCAGCATCAACCGTGGACATTACACCGATGGAGGCGTTCGAGCTCATCGAAGAGAATTTCAAAAAGATGAATCGATTTGCTTTTGCGCCTTTGACGCGACTCTTTGAAATCATGTATTACTTTTATCTTTCGCCCAAGGATCTTTTGGTCAATAAGCGATTTCATAGAAAGGCTCTCACCGTTCTTCTCGAGACGATCACATTGAAGCATAAGGAGGCGCTGGTTCATCCTGGAGAAATGGTCGGTGTTATTTCCGGCCAAAGTATCGGTGAGCCTACTACGCAGCTGACGCTCAATTCAGTTACATACGAAACGGAAATCCTGGTTCGAAATTCCGAGAAAGAAATAAAGTCTGTTCAAATCGGAGATTTTACAAAGTGGGGAATTGAAACGTCGACGAAGATTGATTATATGAAAGATAAAGATACGACGTACGCTGAATTGAGTAAATATTTTGAAGTTCCGAGCGGAACTGAAAATGGAGAAACTGTTTGGCGCAAAATCGAGGCCGTTACTCGACACCCTGTAATAAACAAAGACGGAACAAACACCATGTTGAAAGTTACAACAAAAGGAAATCGAGAAATAATAGCGACTAAGGCAAAGAGTTTCTTACAATTGATTGATGGAAAGATTCAAGGCGTAAACGGAGAAACTCTGAAGGTTGGAGATTATCTTCCAGTTTCTAAGAAAGCGCTCGATTTTAAGGAAATATTGAATCTGAACTTAAAAGATATTCTATCCCCAACTGAATATGTCTATGGATCAGAATTAGAAAAAGCAAAATCAGTTATACATGAGCATCATTGGTGGAAAAAACATGCAAACAAAACATTTACCTTGCCGCATGGACGAAGCGATAGTATCGTTCGCATTATTAAGGTGAAAAATAATATTCTTCCCGGATGCGTTTATATGAAACTAACCAATATGTGCGAATACAGAATTCCCGAAGAAATCCCGTTAGATTATGAATTTGGATATTTGGTTGGAGCGTATTGTGCAGAAGGATGCATGACTAAACACCAAGTATCTATTGCAAATAATGACAATGATTATTTGGTCCCTATTCAAAAATGGTGCGCTCGATATAATTTGACGACCAAGATTTATACACATAATAATAAAATACAAGAAGGATGGAAAAGTCAAGACGTTCGCATTTATAATACGATATTATGCAGGGTACTTTCTAAACTATGTGGAAATTTGAGCCATAATAAGTTTGTATCGGATAAGATAATCTTCTCCAATCGTGAATGTTGTCTTGGATTCCTCGACGCCTATATTGGCGGAGATGGTTGTGTAAACCAACACAAGAAATGCGATGGAAACAAGAGAAGTGATACAATTTCGGTTTCTTCGGTTTCGCATAGAATGTTGTCTGATGTTCAGCTTATGTTGAAAAATTTGGGTGTACTCTCCAAATTGTATAAACCAAAAAAAGTTGAATCAAATAATCGCGGATCTCTTGACATCAAGCAATGTTATGATTTGGTAATCGCGAATCAACAGGGGCAAAAGTTGGCGTCTATGTTGAATATCCCTATTTTGAAAAAACAAGAAAAATCACAAGGACTATTGAATGAAGTTTTCAAGTATGAATATTGCAAATCAGATTTGCTTGTTCCAAATATTTTGGAAGGCGTTACAGTCATGCAAGAAAGGAACGGACTTTATCCCGATATTGAATTCGATCAAATAATTAGTATCGAAGAAGTTTCAAACACGACAGATTATGCATATGATCTAACTGTAGAAGATACTCGCACATTCGACTGCAAAAATGGTATAAATTTATACGACACTTTCCATTTATCCGGAGTGGCTTCCAAGTCAAACGTCACGCGTGGTGTGCCCAGAATTGAGGAAATTCTCAGATTGACAAAGAATCCGAAGAATCCTTCGCTCACGGTGCATCTGAAACCGGCGGATGAACTGGAACAGGATAAGGCAGACAATTACGCGATCATGCTGGAACATAAGAAACTGATCGATGTGGTAAAATCTATCCAGATTTGTTTCGATCCCAACGATCAGACAACTACGATTGCGGATGACAGAATTCTTATGGAGCAGTATTATGAGTTTGAACGCCTGGTCAATGATTGCTTGGACCAGAACGCAATGGATGCAACTCCACAAAAGTCGAAATGGGTGATTCGAATGGAAATGGATGCGGAGACGCTCCTGGATAAGAATATTACTATGGACGATATTCATTTTGCCATTACCAATAGTCATCAAGGGAATGATATTTCATGCGTGTATTCTGATTATAATAGCGATAAGTTGGTTTTCCGTATCAGAATGAATAGCTCGGTTTTCACAAAAGGAAAGAAGCGCGGTATAGCCGAAACTCTTGATCAATCCGACGAGATTTATCTTTTGAAGAATTTCCAGGATTCGCTTTTGAATAATGTCGTGTTGCGCGGGGTGAATGGCATTGATAATGCTTTGGCACGTAAACTACAAAACTCGGTTCTTAACGAAGATGGAAAGTTTGTACGAAAGGATACTTGGGTGGTAGATACAACGGGCTCGAATTTGCTCGATACTTTGGCGGTCGATTATATCGATGCTGCGAGAACATATAGCAACGACATTCGCGAAATATTCAATGTTTTGGGAATCGAAGCTACGCGACAAGTCATTTATAATGAGCTGTCTGAAGTTATGGAATTTAGTGATGTATATATAAATTATCATCATCTAAGTATTTTATGCGATCGTATGACGTGTAATCAGGGACTAGTTCCAATTTTCAGATCAGGTCTTCTGGGAGATAATGTGGGTCCTATTGCAAAGGCAACGTTTGAGGTGCATACAGAGGTCTTTCTGGACGCGGCACGACATGGCGATTTTGATCATATGCGCGGCGTTTCGGCGAATGTCATGTGTGGTCAGCTCGGCAATTATGGAACGGGTGCATTCCAACTGGTTCTCGATATGAAGGAAATGGAGACTATGGAATCCGTCGAGGTGGACAAGAGAAACGCATCCGATGAGATCGAGAAGGCATTTGGTAAGATGGAGGATAAGAGTGATGTTTGTAGTAAAACGAATATCACCATTCGAAATAATATTGCGAATATTCAGAGTCGTGGGGACGCGTCGATGTGTGACGACGATTACAATCCGGGTTTCTAAGCGGTGTCTGGAAATCCAAAGGATTTCTGATGACCTTGGTTCCCCGCTTCTTGTTTCATCAAATCTCGAAACTGGATAAAATCCATATCCGAGTCCGGTTCAAATTGTTTTGATTTACCGTGTGAATTCAGATAATCGAAATAATCATAATGTGTTGTATTTTCGTCGTCGTACATATAACACTGTATCGTTATACACGACGAATCATTCGTGTCCGGATTTTGCAATTGATGAATTTGATTCAACGTAGGACTGATCCATGTAATATCATCTTTTTTTACGGTCACTGTGGTAAATGGATCCACGCTTTTTTTAGGTTTTTCCTCACATAAATAGGGATACAAATGTACATTGATTTTCCCGTGCAAAACGCGAATAATAGCGCTCGATCCACCGTGATTATGAATCGGCGAAAAATGCCCTTTTGGCCAAATTTCCAAGACGTAAGGTATTCCTGGCGATTCGCCGTTATTTTGCCCTAACGTGATTCTCAAATACGTCTCCAATAAATTCGGTTTGTCTTTATTAAATTCTTTACTTTTATTTTCTAGCGTTTTATTGCACCATAGACCCGGCGTCACAATACTTCGCTCAATGGCCTCAGTAAAATTGGGAAAATCCGCGTCATCTAAACAAAAGTTCTTTCCAGAAATACAATCATATAATTTTTGTGAAACCAAAGATAGGTTGGCCTTGGGTAAATATTTCAAACTCGCAATGTCGCACATGGTCAATTGATCGGTCGGCTTTACGAGCATGGGGATATTTTGCGAAATAGGATCGCGTAAAAATCGAATGGGCTGTATATTATCATCTAATATGTGCGTTTCCACGAGAGATTCCAAGAATAACTTGGTTTGTTTCGATACAGATTTATATTGATATTGATAGACCATTGTTTCTAAGCGAGGCTCGCCTACGCCTGCGTATATTCTACGATTCTGGGAATCTAAACTTATCCAGTAATACGCGCCTTTTTTACTAGATAATCCCCGATTGTTATTTATATCCTTCAAAATTTTCACTTTATCTTTCTTGATCTGTTTTATAGTAAAGCCTTTTGTATCCAGATTTACCTCAATTGCGTTTTCTTTGGTTAGATCGCGGAATTTTAATTTACACGATTCGGGGTTATTTAAAGAAAAGATAAATACTCCTTGGCCGTGTATTACAAAAGGAATAACATTGGTTAGATCCATGGATATATATTTAGAACATAATTTCTTTGACTAGTATATAACATGAACGTTGTTATGTTCGTTTACGCCTTCGTACTGTTCTTTGTTTTAACTCCCGGAATTCTTCTTTCCCTCCCCCCCCGCGGATCCAAGATGATGGTTGCCGCCACGCACGCTTTAGTTTTCGCTCTGATTTTTGTATTTACTCACAAGATGCTAATGAAGTTCTCCTCATCTATGGAGGGAATGATGACTCCCAAGCCCACTAATAAAATGTAAATAATTTTTATTACGACATTTAGTAATAAAAATTTCTCACATGTCATATTACTTGGTCATATCTTCCAATATCTCTGCGGGATAATCCATTTGTTTTAAAATCAAAAAGGCGCCTTTTATTTTCGATATACCCTTCTTCATCTTGTATGTATACTCAAATTCGCCATCTTCTTTTTCTACAACATCCATCTTATAATTCTTGACACACTTGAGTTTCTCCAACTTCTTGCAAATAGATACGTAATGGGTAGTCAGAATAAAGTCCACGTTTTCATGCTTGGATAAATATTTCAAAAAGGCCTTGGCCGACTTGGCCGCCTCCGTCGGATTTGTTCCCGAATACAATTCGTCGAAAATGCAATAATGTCGTGCCTCGGGCTTATCGCGAATGACATCGATAATATCCTTACATCTACGCGACTCGGCTTGGAATAAACTATCGCGCTCCGACGTATCCGGAATATTCAGATAAGAATGAATATAGTCGTAAGGATTCAAGACGCATGATTTGTAAAATCCGTATCCGATCTGTTGCGAAAATATAATATTGAGCGTCGTAGTTTTCAGAAGAGTGGTTTTTCCGGAGGCATTGGGTCCCGTAATAATCATGTTATTTTTCAGAGAACAATCATTTTTTACATGGACCGAATCAAAATAAGGCGGATAATACTGATCTTGAAATTCGCATGATTTAATGGTTTTATCCAAGACAACGGGTGAAATAGAACCCCGTGTCAAATGACGATTCACGCCCATCAAATTATCCAAGTAACCCTCAAATCCGAATGAAAAACGGAGACTCTTTTCGTATTCCATATTAGCATGAATTTGATAATAACACTTTAATAAGTATCCTATTTGTCCAATCTTGGAAAAGAAGCCGGTGGAAAAGGGATCGATAGATTCCAATTCGGCGCGTAACATTCTTAAGTTGAAGCAATGTTTATCTATGTCCGAACAAAATCCAAGATAGGTTGATTTTTTACCATGTAAACATAAAAACATTTCCATATTCTTAATTGAGTATTCCGTATACTGCCGTACTTCGTACAATGCCGTGTTTATTTTATAGATGTTACAGTAAAATCGTTGACATAATGCAACGTTCTGGTACATTTGCCAAAAATAAAGCCCGACGGTGAGCATCAAATAGATAATTTTATCGAACGAAACGGCAGTCATGCTTGTAAGCGTTTTTCCAATGAAATGATTTCTAGCAATATCGCGAAGAACCTCCAAATAAACGCTGAATGTAATTGGTATTCCGCGGAATTTCAAAATAATAAACGGGAAAAGTAAAAATAAAACAGGGATGATAAAACTCATAACAGGAGACATCAAATTTCCCACAGACAATACTTGTAAAAAAGTGGATGATTGATTGAGAGGTTTCAATAAATCCCACTCTACAAAACAATACTTTTCCAAGAAGTATTCATCCCCTTTGACATCTTTCCATATCTCAGCTATGGAATCGTAATTGAAACGGTAAGCGCCGTCTTCTTGTTTCGGAATCAATTTATCCGCGTGCATAATAACGTCTTGTGTCTCTTGGATATATTCTGCATTTACAGTGTACGATTTTTTCCATTCATGTATCATATTAGAAGCCAACGGGTGAGAAGGTTGAAATA